AGCAGAAGTACGTTCAACCGGTCCTCCAGTCCACTCATCATCTTTTGATTCCGTGGTCACTGCTATTTGAGTTGCTGTTAGTGTACCCAATGAAACATTCTTAAAACGACCATAAACATACACAGAAAGATCCGTAGGTGTAGCTGAAACGCTAGCAGACTGGTTGATACTATATATATAAAGGGATCCAGCATCTTCTAGGTCATCATAAGAGGTAACATCAGTAAGAACTGACGCTGAAGAATTAAATAACCTGTGCATTGGTTTAGGGGATATATACGGAATATGAACAACTAATGGTTGGTTGTCCTTAACATCCATGACTTTTGCACCAGGAGATTGACTCAAATAATTCAAGAGAAGCGACCTGTAAGATACAGGATCTACAGCAACCCTGGCTTCCAGTGCCTTAAGCACATCATTCCGCTCAGGGTAAGGTTGATAGGATACTAAGAGCTTACCATAGTGGAAAGGTGACCCAGATATGTTTATCGTAATCTCAAGGTCACATTGCAAATATGCAAAATTCCGCAATTTTGCTCTAACTGAAGGTTCCAATGAAATGATGTCCCATACTTTCAGCTGAACACTAGTGTCTGCAGGTGATGAGACAGGAATTTGGAAAGTGGAGATTTCTACCCCTCTTTCCAAAAATGCCTCGATACCGTCTTGTTCATCCTGTCCAGCATTTCGATATTTAGTAGAAGATGAAAGAGTAACACTCTTCTCTTCACCAGCATGATCCACAAGATTGTGAACCATGTCCATTTTACTAGGATCAACAGTTCCGGTCTCAACTACTGCTGGAGATACATCAGACTCTGTCCAGTATACCTCCGTAACAAAGTTGCTCAAGGCTACAGATCGCCGGACATTTTTAGAGAGTTTTCGTTCTCTCAATTGATTCTTGTATTTCCTAAAAGATTCCTTGGTGGAAGGAGTCGATGAAATACTAGCATTTTTGTAAAGCTCCATGAAAGGAATACCCTTATATGGATCTGTATATTGAGGGTTTACTAAGCCCTCAGTTTTCAATTTTTCTTTAAATTCAGAAGCACTTGGAGTGTCGGGGATGGTGGCATGCAAGTCAACATCCCGTATCTTGGACAAGTTTAAGGCATTGCAGCCTGAGGGAACCAGTCCCACATCTTTGTGATTATCGTGATGTGACTCCAAGATATCAACATCAGGATTAAAAGCTTCAGCGAGTCTAGCAGAAATTTTCCCGAAAGTGGGCAATTGTCTAGAATCAGCGCTAGGGAATT